TGCAGTTATGCAGTCGAATCATTAAAGAACATTTCTTTTGAGGGTATGGAATTTGTACGCGACTCTTCGTCGATACAACTCCTTATTCCTCCTCTATCTGCCTTTACGAAGGCGGCTAAGCCGTCTTCCTGGGCTCAGATATTCTTGTGGCTTCATTATGGGCTTTTGCCATCGGCCGGTAGTGCTTTGGATTTAATCCTAAGTCTACGTGACCATGACTTTCCGTCCATTATGAGTATCGCAGAGCAATTTGCGAAACCTCAGACACGGTATGGTACCGTGTATGATAACACACAAGAAGTACGTGACATCAAAGTCATGTACAAGTGTAATGCGAAAGTAGCAGTTCACCCTATTGTTCAACCGCAGAATACGGTTGACGCGCTCTTTCTAGTTTGTAAATCTTACAATCTAGTTGGATCGGCGGCGAATATATGGGAGTTACTCCCATATTCCTTCGTGGTCGACTGGTTTGTCAATGAGAATCAGTTTTGTAACTACGTTGACTACGTATGTTACCCGACTAATTACCACGTTGACCAGATCTTAATTTCACATAAGTGGAATTTTGAAATGCCAGCCGACACGTACTATCCTGGTGCGACCGGTTCGGTCACACTCGGTGCCTACGCGCGGGAAATTCATTACAAGTTTCCTTTGGAGCCTTTTGCCTTGAGGTTCAGGGACCCGTCCAGCCATTGGCTGGAAGGGGCTATGTTACTGATAGCTAGGACTTGATCTTGGCTATCTTCACCATGTGTTGTTGTTACAACACCCTTGGGCTTTAAATCCAAGGTATCTAGGAGCCGCTATGCGTCTCCGAGGGAGGATAATTATGTCAAAATCATTGGGTTTCAGTTATTCTGATACCGCTTTCGGCTCTCCTGCAACGCTTAACTTTGTCCGTGCTAACACCAATTATGGTGCTGACTGGACTGAGAAGCAGAGGACAGCGAGTGAAACAGTAATCGTAAACGTTAACTCTTCAAATGATCGTCCTGAGAAAATCAGGATCGGTTATTCTGAAGTGAAAGACGTTTATGCGAATTCGGGTATTGATCCCGCGTATTACGCGCCCTCAAGAAGGGGAATTTCGCTTGTTTCACAGATTACAGAAGTAGGTAGGATTACTGAGAGCATCGACGGATCTTTTGTCGATGTTCCCATATCCGCTCACATTGTAATCAAAGCTCCAGCGCATGAATTAATCACTCCAGACGTTATTCAAACCGTCTTAAAGAGATTACTTTCTTCGCTGTACAATGACAACGTCACCACAACAGCTAGGCTTGCCGAGCTGATGAAAGGTGCCGTGACACCGCCAGAGGTTTAGTCAGTAACAACTACTGAACCTAGGGTTTTCCTCCCTAAACGAGGTATTATCATGGAAAAGAAAGAACTCCGTTCTCTCCTTACCGATCTAACACTGTTAGTCAGGTGTAAACACATGATGGGGGGAAAACCGGCTGAGAATTGTAACCAAATTTTGGTTTCTCAATTCTATGAAGCTTGGCTCCATCTCGCGAGTGACGTGTTATCTCAGAGTGGCCTAGATGACCTCTCTACAAGTCAGAGACTTCGGAACTTCACCGACGTCCTTGCATGTACAGATGTCATACAGGTCTTGACGATTTGTCAGGATGCTGCTTCCATCTTAATTGATGGTAGCGCGGATACCTATAGCTGCTTTAAAGACAGACTATTGGTCCTACATCCTGTAGCCATGTACTCTTTATCGGGATTGTTATCGCCGATATCGAAGCTACTGGTCGTATTCTTTGAATACGCAGACGTTAAAGCTGAGAACCTTCGACTTGTTCTCCAATTTCTTCGTTTTGGTAAGAAACTAAACTTTAAGGCCATTGGCCTTGAGGTTAAAGCTATTGCCTCTTACCTAGAAATAGAGAATAAGTTATCCACCATATCTTTTGATTCTGACCTACCCCTTATAAAGGGTATGAATCAGATCATGAGATGTTGGCTAACGGGACTGAGTCTTAAAAACCTAGTTCCGTGCCATGGTGGAGGGAGCGTAGCAGAGGGAAAATTAACGCTATACGAAAAGTATAAGGCGTTGAGAGCTGACGTGTTTTTACGCGTCGTTCTCCAGGAACAACTTCCTGAGTTTTTCCCCTGTGACTTCGAAATGAATCTCGTACGTGAATCACGCACAATTTTCGTTCCGAAGACGTTTTCGAAGCTGCGCACTATATCGATGGAACCTACCGCTGTTCAGTACTTCCAACAGGGAGTAATGAAGAGACTGTATGGTTACATTGACCACCATCCTTATTTAGGAAGGCGTGTGCAACTTCGAGACCAATCACAGAATCGTAATATGGCCAGACAAGGATCTATTGATGACTCTTTGAGCACCATAGATCTTAGTGCGGCAAGCGATACTGTGTCTTGGGCCCTTGTGAAGGGTGTATTCGCCGGCACACCACTTTTGAAGTGGTTGTACGCAACTCGGTCGAAAACGACTAAGCTGCCTACCGGAGACATAATAGCACTAAATAAGTTTGCTCCAATGGGTTCAGCATTATGCTTCCCAATAGAGTGTCTTATTTTCTGTGCTGTTATCGAATACACAACACAAAAGTGGTGTACCCTGCATAATCTAGCAAAGCTAGATTATACGGTGTATGGAGACGACTTAGTCATCCCGTCACAGTTGTCCGGAGAAATAATACAGGCTTTAGAAAGCCTCGGCTTCGTTGTTAATAAGGATAAATCCTTTTGCAACGGACCGTTCCGTGAAAGCTGTGGAGGAGATTACTACGAAGGCACGGATGTGTCTTCACTTTACTATAGGCTTCCAGCCTTTAATAGTAAAAGAGTCTCTCCTGAGGTCTACGCCGCTATCTGTTCCACGATAAATCTTTGCGTGGAACGAGACTTACCCACCCTCCGTAGCTTCCTCCTCAGCAAAATTGCTAAGATGAAGCCTTATTTTTCAAATAAGACTACGGAGTCACCATCTCTGTATTCTCCTACTCCTACTAACTTTCATGTTACTAGGACTTGGGATGAAAACTACCAGTCATGGTTAGGTAAGTTTTGCACGGTCTTATCCAGACCGGTGAAACGTAATATTGATGATAGCGACTCTGTCGCATATTTCATCAAATTAAGTCAAATGATTGAGAGAAACTCTCAAGTTATATTTGACCAAGACGTTTCAGACGTTACCTTACACGGATCAACCACCCGACTCGGGTGGATGCGCAGAGAGGTCGATGAGTTAGTAACACATCGGCCGATCTCTGTGAGAGGATAACCCTCTTCCATGGATATGAAGGCAGTTGACAAAGAATACACTTTAAGTGCGGTGGTATTTGCGACATTAAAATGTTTGCGGAAACCCACTGATTTAATTTTTTGTGTTTTTAACCAGCAGGGGCGGCTTTACAGCTGCCTTCTTTC